GGCCAGACCGCCGTTTCGTTAACGGACGCAAAATGGAGAATATCCCCCTCCCGGGCTTAATCAATGACTCGTACATTGTCATAAGAGGACGCAAACACAAATGACGTTTTTCTTACGCCGTGTATGCTCGGCGGCTGCTGTTCAAAGTTCAACGAATGAACGGCAGCGGGGGCGAAAATATGGAATCAACAAACATATCACCACCACGTGAATAGCGGGCCTTATCACGCAGCGATTTGGCAGGTAACGCCCGCACATACCGTTGTGTCGCCGGGACAAACCAAGCATCAGTAACAAGGTAGGCGCGTGGATCCGCAGGACCAATGCCATATGTAGGATGGGGCCCGTCGTCAGAGGGCCTGACTAAGGACGCCGCAAAATGATAATCAACACCAACGTTGGGATGGGTCTCCGCGTAACGCTTGAAGGCATCATGATCAATGCTCAATTCAGGGCGGATAATGACCTTGTGACTCTTGGAGAAAAGCCCACGAAAATTGTCCATTCGTTGATGTTCAGGCAACTCGTGTGGCTTCCCCAAGGCGAATTTGCGAAGTTCGTGTTCGACTGCTATTTGATATTCAACGGCAACACCAAAAACCTCCTCCATCAAAACGCGATCTTGCGGCTTTGGGGCGGAGGCAATCTTATGCCACTTTCCATCAAAAGAGGACATCGCTTCAGCAAGCAAACGCCTTTTGTATTCATCACCATACTCCTTAGCAACGTAAAAAATCCCCCCTTGTTTGGTAGTAAAGACTACCCGCTCTCCTGGTCCCGCTCCTTGGCCTCCTCCCTTCTTTTGAGGAAGGCGGCCACCCGGGCAGCTTCCGTTCGTGGACTTGTGGCCCGGTGAACCTTCTTCAACCGAGGCGAGCTTGTAACAGATACGCCTGATGTCAATGCCTGCTGTCCGTCGAAGGATGGCATCGACATAGGTCCCGATGATTGGACAATGCGGGTACTGGAACTTATAGCTGAAAGCTTTGGCTCGCAAAAGGGCTGAGCGACTGCACTCGCTGCTCCGGCCGTAGCGGGAGGCAATGCAAGGGAAGTCACACAGGACTTTGATTGGGTCACAGATGATGCGATTGGTTCCTCGTTCCGCACAAACGATGCCACAGAAGGATGCTTGTGTGTAGTCTTTGAAGTATTTGGCTTTGAGCTTGATACCAAGAGAATCGACGATATGAGCATCGATTTTTGAACACACAGCGATTCCATCATCTCCCTCGATAAGGCCGCGAAATTCTCCGAATTTCTTTGCGAGCGCGCGACCACCGAGGCCAGGGTACTTGGAGGCAAGAACCATGAAAGAGAAGAGGCACAAATTGAGGGCTCCGTTGAGGCTACTTGTCCACACTGCTCCGGACATGAGTGTTTCATCCACCACGGCTTCACAAGCATTGAAGCGGCAATGGTTGACCCCAAGAAGCATTCGGACGACAAGTTGTTTGACTGTGTCTTCGAACCCACACCCTTGGATGATGTGCAGAATCCAGAAGACTCCAAGCCTCGCAAAAAGCCCGCGATGGTGGCACTCGAAACTGCTGAAGTCGGTGCCAACAACGCCTTCACCTCCGCACTCGTGCTCAAGTCTACCCGGGCGCTCGGCGACCGGGATGCTTTTGACGAAGTGCTTGTTTTTGAAGAGCACTGCGTCCACGATGGCGAAGATGGGTCCAAGCACGCCTGTGATGCAGTCCTCAAAACCATTGATCCCTCTGGGATACTTGGCTCCGTCGTATGCTTCATCTTTGAGGAAGCTTTTACAGCGGAAGTCACGTTGAGTGAAATGAGATTTGCCGTTAACAGCGCGCTCGAACTTGAGGACCTCCGCTGCTGACCGCTTTGAAGCACGGCACCAGACATCAAAGCTGGCGTCTTTGCAAGGGTCTGCACGTCCCCAGCCCCTAATAATCCACCGTGCATAGGTGGCAAAAGAGGCAAGCACTGCGTTGTTGGGGCGATCAATGCGCGCACCAGCTCGGTGGCATACTGAAAGTGCCTGATTGGCGACACAGTCGCGGTCGGGATGGTAACGGATGACGTCTCCAAGAGCAAAGGTTGGCCGCAATGCTGCAAGGCACACGGCGGGTCGCAACTTGGGTGCGCCCCTGCTGGGCACAGCTCGCAAGGCGAGACTATGACAGGCTGGATTGATTTCGGTACAATAATCCACGACCCGATAGCCGTCAACCAAATATGCCACAGGGGCGCGCCAACTCCCCCCGTTTTGTTGAGCATGGAGATAGCCACAACAAATTCGCGGAGAACAACGGCATCACCACTGCTCAAAGCTGCACGATGACCGCAAACACTGACAAGTCGCGCCTCGATGGAGATCGTCGACTCGTCATGTGCCCCCGTTGCATTTGGGCGAATGATCTGGTGCGCCAGAGTCAAGTTCACCCTACCAACGAAGTACTTCGCGTCCGGCTCAGCGAAGTTCGTGAAGCCACCCGTAGGGCGCCACACGAGTTGGCACAACGCCGTGAGATCAAAGTCATCAACAGCAGCAGTGCGCTTCGCCGCGAACGTGCCATAATCCACACGTTGGTGCTGGAAGTCTTCAAGCATGACATGCAGCTCCCAACCCTTGGTGGAAAAGGCATTCAGACAGTCAAGGTGAAAACGATCACGCAAGCTACCAGGCACAGCACGGTGCGGCAGCCTGTCCATGTCGAAAGTCTTCCTCAACAGCTGATTGGGGTTCTGTGTTGGATCCAACAGCACGAACCCACGGCCCACAAGCACCTGATAGGCAGCTTGCTCACTTTCAGGCGCATTAAGCACCGTGAAAGGGGCCGGCAAGGAAGGCCCCA